TTGGATTCCCTACTTTGGATAAGTTATATTCAATCAAAGAAGGTAGGTCAACAATTATTTACGGACATCCTACAAGTGGTAAATCTCAGTTCTTAATTCAATCACTATGCGCACTTGCAACTCGGCACAATAAAAAGTGTTTAATCTATACACCTGAAACTGGTTCTGCTTACGAAATATACGCAGAGATAATTCACTGCTTGACTGGTAAAACTTTTGACAAACGAAGTATTAACTACCAAATAACAGAAAAGGAGCTTTATAGCGTAATGCCATTCGTAACTGACTATTTTAAAGTAATTGATGTAGATGAGAAAGGACTTGATTTTGATGAGTGGCTGGAGCTTACAGATGAGGCTATAAAAGACTACGGAATTTTCTCAAGCTCAGTAGACAATTGGAACGATATAGAACACAAGTACACCAATACGATAAGCGAATACCTTAAACAACAACTGCCGAGAGTCAACAGACACGCAAGAAAAAACAATACTCATAATTTCATAGTAGCTCACGCAAGGAATCCTGATATGAGAGGAGGCGATAAGTACCCTCCAGCTCCAAGACCTGACGAGATTGAAGGCGGTAGTGTTTGGTATGCAAAAGCTTTAAACTTAATTTGCGTTCACCGAGACTATGAAGAACACGGAGAAGGCTGGAGGCAGTCAAGTGAGGCTCAGATAATAGTCAGGAAAATAAAGAAGAGAGCAGAAGGAGAGAAAGGAACGGCAAGACTTACCTTTGATGTGTTCAAAAATGCCTATTACGAGAATCACGGAGAACGATTATACTTAGATACACCATTCAACGGACTACAAATAAATACACCATTTTAATATGAATATTTTATCTTTATTTGACGGAATGAGCTGCGGTCAACAAGCACTCAACCGATGTGGCTTTGAAGTCACGAACTACTTTGCGAGTGAAATTGACAAACACGCGATTAAAGTAACTCAACACAATTACCCAAACACGATTCAGTTAGGGTCAGTTATTAATGTAGATGGTTATTCATTACCTAAAATAGACTTACTACTGGGTGGCTCACCTTGTCAGTCATTTAGTTTTGCAGGTAAAAGAAAAGGAATGTCTACCAAAGATGAGCAACAGATACTAACACTTGAACACTATTTAGAGCTAAAATCTGAAGGCTTTGAATTTGAGGGACAGTCTTATTTGTTTTGGGAGTATATGAGACTATTAAACGAGCTTAGAATTAAAAACCCAAATGTTTATTTTATACTTGAAAATGTTGAGATGGGCGAAAAGTGGGAATTAGTTTTAAGCAGAGCAATAGGAGTAAAAGGCATTCACATTAACTCGGCTTTGGTCTCAGCTCAGAATCGCAAGAGAATCTATTGGACAAACATAGGATTAAAACCTGCTGGATTGTTCGGGGATTTAGAATCTATTATTGAGCAGCCAAAGGATAAAGGAATTTTACTGAAAGATATTTTAGAAAGTCAAGTAGATGAAAAGTATTTTTTGAGTGAGAAAATGATACAAGGATTTGAAAGGCATAAAGAAAGGCACATTGAAAAAGGAACTGAGTTTATTTTTAATCCTACAATTGGAGATAAAAAAGCATCGTGTTTAAGAGCAAACGCATCTTTAGCTCCTACTGATAATTCAGTAATAGTTCACAATATGCAACCAAGTATCAGTAATGAGGTTGAGATAGTCCCAATGGATTTTAGATTTGATGAAGGATTTAGGCCAAGAGAAAATGGTAAAAGTCCGACTCTTTGTTTAGGTTCAGAAAATGGATTAAGTGGTAATGCACTTGCAATGATTAACTCACGAATCCGCAGATTAACACCTATTGAATGCGAACGCCTACAAACCGTTGAAGACAACTACACCAGTTGCGTAAGCGATAGCCAAAGGTATAAGATGCTTGGTAACGGATGGACAATTGATGTAATTTGCCACATATTAAACTACTTAAAACTATGAACTTAGAACGCTACGAGTACTGGAAAGCTCAACAAGAAAGACAAATTAATTTTGAATTTACAAACTACGCAATGGCAGATATAGAGAGACGAATAGGGAGAAGACCTCAAAGGATTCAGGCTGTAATAGACTTAGAAAACTTTTTGAACGACTCAGAAAACAAGATAAGCGAAATCCCAAACGAAAATATTAGGAACGCTAAGATTGAAAAACTAAAAATTCTTTATAAAGTTCACGATACTATTACTCAGATGCTAACTGCCGAGATGTACGCACTTGCTAAATTAGATGAGGCGAAAGAAAGAATTGCAGAACTTGAACAAATGAATTTTGATTTATTAACTAAGATTAATGTGCTTGAGTTATAAATGTGCAAAACAAGTTTACAACTGCAACAAGCAAACAGAATCAATAAATTAAATTTGTATAACAATTAACCACTTATGCTAATTAATATCAATTTATGTCTAAGCGACATCCCTAAAGACAAAATCTTTACTTCAAAAAACGGAAAGCAGTACCTTTCAATCTGCGTAACTGAAAGAAAAGAACCTGACAACTACGGCAACGATTTAACTGCTTATGTAAATCAATCAAAAGAAGAAAGAGAAGCAAAACAGCCACGACAATTCATAGGCACAGCTAAGAACCTAAAAAAGACTGCGCCAACAGAACCTTATAAAAACTCAAAATCTGACTTTCCGTTCTAAATATGAAAGCCAAAAAGTGCAAAGTTTGTAAATCCTCTTTTGAACCGATGAAGCCACTTCAACAAGTTTGCAGTCCAGCTTGTGCGATTGAACTCTACAATCAAGTCAAAGCTAAGTCAGAGAAAAAAGAGAAGGTTAAGATACGAAAAGAGCTAAGAGAATCTGCTAAGACAATCTCTAACTACCGGAAAGACCTTCAGATAATAATCAACAAGATAATTCGCACAATTGACGAAGGACACAACTGCATTAGCTCAGGTAGAAAGTATAAATCAAATGACCAAGCTGGGCATTATTACTCAGTAGGTGCTTATCCGCATCTTAGATTCAACTTACACAACATATACTCGCAGTCAGTAGCTGATAACTTATACAAGTCAGGCAATCCAATTGGGTTTACTACTGGATTAATAAGGGACTTTGGCGAGGACTGGATTAAGTTAGTAACTAAATTACCTGAAGAATACAGAGAATTAAAGTTAGATAAAGAGGACATAAAAGAAGCGATAGTTAAGGCTAAAGATTTCTTAGTTAAAGTTCAAGAATACAAAGGAGAGAACTACTTACTACCGAGTCAACGAATATTTTTGAGGCATTCAGGTAACAAAGAGATAGGTATCTACAATGAATAAGGAAGAGATAATACTTCAGTTCTATAATAGCCCTAATCCGATGCAGATATGTAAGAAGATTTCTGATAGCTATTACACTACTGACTTATTACACGAGTGCATTCTTACCTTATACGACTTGGACGAACAAAAAATATTAGATGCTTACAAGAATAATTACTTATCCTACTTATTCTATAAGATAGTTAGTAACTCTTATGTTAGTTATACTTCGCCATTTGCAAAAAAATACAGACACTTTAATCAAACAACAGATGACTTTAAGAAAATTCAAGCTGACATTGAAATTGAAAATGACAATTATGAAGAACTATTTGAGAGATTTATTCAGCATATAGAAAACGATATAGAAAGCTTTGAAGAATACGAACGAGAACTATTCAAGTTATATGTGCAATTTCGTGATTTTCGTAAAATTAGTAATCTTGTCGGCATTAAATACGGAGCAGTTCGTCATTCAATACTTCAAACAATAAAAAAACTAAAAGAAAAATATAATGGAGAATTTAATAATCTGCTTACTAATCGCATCAGCTGGTTATGTAGTGAGTCAAGTGATGATAGATTTTTGGAGGAAGAACTTTAATACATTTCCTAAAAAACCACTTAGCTGTGGATACTGCTTATCGTTTTGGATTGGGTTAATTACTTTTTTACTTATAGAACCTAATTTATATGCGTTTGGATACGCTTGTTTATGCGCTGTGACATCTTCTATCATATTTAAAAAAATAACTCAATGAATCAAATAATCTATGAACTACTACTTCCATTAAAACCAAAGTGGGAAACCTTTAAATCTGAGCATCACTCTATTTTTACTAACCAAGACTTTCATATTGTTCAAGAAGCTTGGTCAATGATGTTTGGTTCACCACCAAGAAATTTAGGATGTCAATCTTGCGTTCAAGAATTAATAACACGAGTATTTAGGCAATTTGATAACTACACACCTGAAAAGAAAAGGAAACGCAATGCTAAAATTTAAACATAGTGGTAATGCAGGTGATGTAATCTACTCACTCAACGCAATTAAACAAGTATGTGAGGCAAACGATACACAAGCAGTACTATACCTTGATTTGAATGTTCCACTTATTGGGATACTGCCTGGCCATCCAGTCGGGAATGTGATGCTTAACGAGTATATGTACAAGAATTTAAAACCTTTATTACTTTCTTGTTCATTTATTTCAGATGTAATGGTTTATGATAAACAAAAAATAGATTACGATTTAGATAGATTTAGACATATAGGCTTAAATTTGTGCGCTTCTGACATCAAGAAATGGTACTATTATGCCTATCCTGAAATGACCTTTGACATAGAAGGACCTATTTTTGAATTTAACAATAAAAAAGAGGATTATATTCTAATCAATAGGACCAATAGGTATCAGAATGGACAAATAGATTACTCAATTATTAACAATTACAATAATCAAAAGTTATTTGTTGGAGTTAGGCAAGAATTTGAAGTAATGAAAAAGACTATTCCAAGTCTTGAGTACTTAGAAGTAAAAGATTTTTTAGAACTTGCTAACTATATAGACAAGAGTAAAGTATTTATAGGTAATCAATCAATGTGTTTTGCAATTGCCGAACAACTACAAACGGAAAGAGTACTTGAAATTTGTGCATATTCGCCAAATGTTATTCCAGTAGGAGGTGAGTTTTACGATGTATTTAATCAAAATGGATTTATAAATGCACTTAATCAAATTTTATGAAAATAGTTTACTGGGATAAACACCCTGACGAATACGAACGAGTTAAACACTTTTTAAATTTAGAAGGGTTAGACTGTGAAAGATTTATAGGGGATAGACCTCCGACTGATTTTGATTTGCTATTTGTACACGATGGACCATTTGCAGGTGAGATTCCACACGATAGGAGAAAAGACTGCATTATTATTTTTTGCGTTCACCCTATGCACATTAACTCATATTTTTATGCAGGATATACAAGGGCAATCCTTAAAAACTCTGAACATAAAAAGCATTGGTTAGGCGATGGTGTTATTTTACCGCCACTTGTAAAACTTTACGAACCTGCACCGATAAATGATAAACTTGTTTCAATTATTCACTTCTACAAACAAAGAGACGAACAAGGATATTATCAGGCTTTAAGCTTAGGAGCTTTAGTTTATGGGCAAGAAAACGACTTAGGAGAGGCAAACGACTCTGAGCTATTTGAGGAGGGAATGAAAGCTCTTGTACACATTAAAAGATGCGGCTACTTATGCAATGCGGTAGTAAAAGCTATAAGTTACGGAGTACCTATTATAATGGATAGAGGCACTTACGATTACGGATATCAAGATATTTTAATTCCAAGCTATAATATGGCAGTAGCAGGAGAAGAGTACAACTTAGATGAAATAAGAGAGAACCAACTCAAACACAGAATAGAACTATACGAACAAACTAAACAATCCGAAATACTTTCAATACTATGAAGATACTTATAATCATACCCGACCCCATTACGGGAGTAGAATACCACCGTTTAATAATCCCTTTTGAGAATATGGGGGGAGACCACCAAATTACAGCCGTAAAGTCAATAGACCAGCAGCCCGATTCATTCTTTCAGGAGTTTGATTTAATCTACACCAGTTCAGTAGTTAGCAAATTAGGATTTCAAGAGGTAGTTTGGACACAGCTTAAACGCTTAGGTATTCCCGTAATAATTGACAGAGACGATGACTGGATGCTACCTCACGACCATATAATGAAGAACGATTGGGTTAAGAATAAAACAGCAGCTCAAATAGTCTACAATTTAAAAATGGCTACTGCTGTAACGGTACCTACTGAGTACTTAGCCCAAAAAGTTAGACAGTTTAACAAGAATGTGTTTGTAATTCCCAACGCAATAGACTTTAACCAAAAACAATTCCAACCCGATGTAAAAGTTCAGAACCTTAAAAACGAGAAAGTGCATATAGGCTGGAGCGGTTCCGTTACTCACTTCAAAGACATTGTAATGCTAACCGACACTTTTATGCAAATGAACTCAAACCCTGACTTGAAAGGAAAGTATAGATTAGTACTGAGCGGATTTGCTGAAGGGGATATGATTTGGAAGGAATACGAGAAAATGTTTACAAGTGGCTACAAAATAGCAGAGGACCAATATTGCAGAATAAACGGAATGGACGTATATACTTACGCTTCTGCTTACGATATGATGGATGTCGGGTTAATACCTTTGAAGGATACTGAATTCAATCGCTGCAAGTCAGAACTTAAAATGATGGAGATGGGTGCAAAGAAACTTCCAGTAATAGTCTCTAACCAGTACCCATACACCAACATAGCTAAACACGGAGAGAACTGCTTAA